TCTTCACCGTTCGCACCAGCGGGCACCCGCACTTTGAACACGCCCCCGCCCGGAAGAATTCGCATCGCTCGCAGATGGCGTAGCGTGCGTCGATCTGCTCTTGCGTGGCGGTCTTCATGCCTGTCGCTACGTGCCGGGCTGCTGAGGTGGCGAAGTTCTGGGCGCGAGCCAGTAGCGACGGCATCGAATGGCCGGGCTTAAGCTCGCGCGGGTATGCCGCGTGATCAACGTCCACAGTTATGGTGTCGCCGTCCTGGGCGACGATGCACGGCCGCACCTCGTCGATCGTGTAGCCGCGATCGCGGCAGCGTTCCTGAAGGTGATGAAGTTTGCAGGAGATCATGGGAGCGGGTTACAAACTCCTGCGGCCGTCCACGTTCCGCCCTCGGCCAGACAATCAGCCTCGGAGACTGGCGAATAGCATTGCGGCTCCGAGTTCTCGTCGATGAGCTCGCAGGAGCCACAATTACATGGCGCAGTCGTTAGTTTTGCCTTGAGTACCGTGCCGGACTCGCCAGACAGGAAGTCGATCAGCTCCTGCAAGCATGGCACTTGTCCGCCGGTGCCTTCGTAATTGTCGGATACGGAAAAGAACGACCACTGCTCGGAGCGTTCGTAAGTTAATGCTGCTTGTGTGAAATTACAGTTTCCAAATGTGGCATCTGCCTCGGCGTCAAATGTCGCAGTTCCTACATCCGGCCCACCGGGACCATTGTTTGATGGCGGTATAATCCAATCAAAAGCCACGTCGAAACGCGATTGCACTGAAAACTTTCGGCCATTAACGCATCCTTCCTTACCGACAGCCGGCTCATAGCCTATAATGACTTGGGTCAACTCGATGTGCGTCGCTGTGTACCCCGGAACGTCAACAATCATCTCCCATCCAAGATAAAACCCAGGCTCCGTGATTTGCAGCGAGGCAATTTGCCCGAATGTGGCGCTATTTGTGTCCTCATCTACGATGGCTGTAATGGTTGCGACATCTTTTTCGTCGACTGGCGGAAGACCTGAAGAATAATCCAGCACTGTGCCGACGACTGTCTGCACATACGGCGGCAAGTCTGCATCCTCTTCGTAGTAGCGCCCTCCGTTGGTTATGAGGATCTCCTCGATCTCGCCGTCCGTGCCGTAGAACGCACCGCCGTCCGTCAATTCGACGAAGTCTAGTTCATCAGAAGCGTCGTAAAATTCGCCGGTGTTGAAGGCCAGGCACACCTCGATCTCGCCGCCCGGCCCAACTTGCGCGACAATTAGTGTTGCTGGCGACAGCTCCACGCCGGTCGTCGCAGTAACGGTAAAGGTGTCGTCCACGGCATATCCCGTGCCGGCGTTGTCAATCGTTGCAGAAGCGACTCCCCACGTTTCCGGTGAATTTGCGTTGCTGGTCAGAAACGCGGTTAACGCAGCGCCGGTTCCGTTCACCGAGTCCGGCGAAACGAGCATCGTTGGTTGCTGTCGAACTGTCCTTACCACTCCCGATGGTGGCGAGACTGCAATCAGGCCGTCTCCGCTAAATGTCACATATTGACCATCGACATAACCGGATGTTGTTCCAGAAAACGTAATTTCGGTAACGGCCCAAAGTTGTGGTTTTTCTTGAATCTCTTCCACGGAGACCGTGAACGTCGCGCCGGACCCGTGCGCGGTTGATAGCTCAACAGTGGGCTCGTAGCGCACGACATAAAGCGACCCCTCGGCAGCAACATCGGTCGCGCCGTCGCCGCCGACAGTAATGTCGAGCAACTGCTCGTCAACGTATCCGAGACCTCCGTCATCTATGTTAATCTCATCGACAAACCAATAGTCGAGGGCACATTCGTCCTTCTGTTCAGAAAGGACAATTTCAACAGTGGCGGCTGTGATGTGGGAATTGCCAATCGAGAGCGTAGGCTCCTTACGTCCAAGCCTGGCATAATCACCGCCCGCCGAAAGCAACTCGACTTGTGTGATTGGCCCGTAGTCTAGCGTCGTGTGCGCACGCGCCGATAATCCGCTTCCGAAGCAATACGGCAATGCAGTAAAGGAGATAGTCAAATCTCTGCGAGTGCGAATGAATGTGTCCTCGCAGGTAAATGGCTTTTCGGCGTAGCTTTGTTCTGCACCGCCTTCGCCTTCGTCTTCGCCGACGTAGTGCTCCAAGTTAGATTCTGAGTTTCGGCACGGCACCTCGCCGCGATCTCTATAACCCACGTCGAAGGAGTATTTCAGCGTTTCTTCATCGCCGGAAGATACATTCGCGCCGAACAAGACCGTGACGGCGTTTGATGGGCCGAAACAATCTAGGCGAAGGACCGTCCCGTGGTTGCACGGCGGGCAACAGCACTCAGAACAGATGGTCCCCAGCATGGCCATGCGTTAGCACTCCGCGGCGATGAGGTGCCAGGTCGAGTCGATCATCGCGCACGCCACCCACACCTCCCCTCCGGAGCCGACAGACACATCGGCGAACCGGTTAACTGCATCAAACTGCGCGTTTTCTATTTCGGTTCCGTCGCCGCGATAGCGCCTTACCGTGGCTGTCTCTCCTTTACTCCAGCCTTCGTCAATCTTTCCGAGCCTGATGCCGCCGCCGTCATCGCCGGTCGCCGTGCGAAAATGGACCGCCGACTGCTTGCGGTTGCCGTGCTCGTATCCCTGCACCGCCGCGGCGATGCGTTTCATGGAATCGCCGGAGACCATGAACGGCCGCTGGCCCGGATTGGCTTTACGTCTGGTCATGGCGTGAACAGCTGCCCGAAGACACCTCCGAACTCCAGCTCCGGATAGATTCGCACGCCGGCCCCGCCCTTGATCACGCTGGGTGGCGAGCCTGGCGCTGCTGCCGTGCCGTCGGCCTGGAGCGCGACCGGCTGCCTCACAGCCTTGTCGTCCTGGCCTTTGATCTGGGCACGTTGGGTGCCGTACGGGGCCGGATCGCCGTTCTCGTCCACGAGCTGGGCGAATCCCACGTCCCAGGGCATGCAGTCCCAGGTATCGGCGCGGTACTCAAACTCCCAGTTCACTTCCCAAAACACGATCGTGGACCCGGCGACGTTTTCGGTTTGCAGCCGGGCCGAGCAGCCCTGGCACTTCCAGGTCCGCGCGCCGCCGCCATTCCATTCGTTGTCGTTGACAGCGTTGGTGTATTCCGTTTGCAGATCTCGCCATTGTTGGTGGTTAAGGTAGTACTGCGTGAGCGTCAGCCTCGCGCCCGCCTGCTCCTTCTCCAGGCCTTCGAGCGGATCGCCGGCGGAGTTGCAGATGGTTTCCTTCGTCGCGTTGTCGCCAGCGTCCGGATAGTGCTCGAAGCATGGCCCGCTGGTGACGCTCGAGCTCGCGCCCCAGATCGGATACTTCATGATCCCTTGGATCTGGCCGGGCTGTCCCCCGTTGTTGTCGCCCTCGGCATCGGGCGGCGGCGCGTAGTAACGGATCCGCATCTTGTAGAGCAGGCCCGAGTCGCCCTCCGGGCGAACGTCGAACTCAAGGGCCTTGCAGGACGCGTCGTCTGGGTGCGCGTCGAGGTACTCGATGCCAGGGGACGCGCGGATGTCCGTCATCGGCTCGGACGGGTCGTCCGTCCGAATCAGATAGAACTCCTCGTAGGTGTAGGTATCCTGATGCTTGCCGCCGTGCGACCGTTCGAGCGGGCAGTAGCGACACCAGACGATTGCCATCGTTACGCTCCTGCCGCCGGCGCGAGGTCGGCCACGTCGAAGTCGTCCGGCTCTTGGTTCTCAAGCGCGGCGGCGGCCCGCTCGGTGGCGGCGGCGATTCTTTCCTGGACGTTGCCGCTGTCGCCACGCATAAGCCGGAACATCTCGCGGATGCCCTCGGTCGACCGGCTATCGGTCCCCTGGACGGCCTCCCGCAGCTCTCGGGCGTCGATGCGTTGCGTGGTCTGGACTTCGATCGTCTGCTTTTCGGCCACGTCCACGGCGGCGGCGGCGGCCTGGGCGCGGGCGATCGCGTCGTCGATCGTCTGCGTGAGCGGGCCGGGGATGGCTTCGCCGACGGCGGCGGCCTGTTCCGCAAAGGTGGCGGCGAAATTGCTGGCGGCCGACTGAAGGTTCTCCGTGATGCCGTCGCCCAGGGTGTCGTTGAACGCCTCCATGCCGGCCCTAGCCTGCTCGAGTCCGGACGTGTCGAGCATCAGCGCATTACCGATCCGGACCGCCGCGTCGATCAGCGACTCGACCGGGCCGGTAATGCCCATGATCAGGATGCCGAAGGCGGCTTGCAGCGTGTCGCCGACGCCAGCGAAGAACGAGGCGACCCGGTTCCCCAACTCATAGACCCCGGCCCACTGGGCCCCCACCTGGGAGACGTACTGCCACACCCCGGAAAGGTTCTGGATCAGCGAGTCCCCGATCTGGGCCAAAAACCGCGCCCCCTGGAGGATGCCGTCGCCGATCGTCTGGCCGATCGTGGCCCCGCCGACGTTGCCCACGAGGTCCGAGAACGCTGTCGTCACGCCTTCAATGGCCGGGGCCAGGTAGGCGACGACCTGTTGGACCACGCCGGCGACGGCCTGCTGGGCACGAGTGAACGCGTCGTTCATCGCTTCGACGTTCTGGCCCTGCATGCCGGTAAGCGCCAGCCCGAACCGCTCGGCCTCGGCACGGGCGGCGGCGATGCCCTCGGCCCCGCCGGCGAACAGCGGCAGGAGCTGGGCCCCGGACCGGCCGAAGAGCTGGACGGCGGCCTCGGCCCGCTGGGCTTCGGTGGGCAGGGCGGCGATCGCGTCCACGATCGCGTCGAACCTCTCGGCGGCGGACAGGCCCTGGAGGTTGTCGAGGGACAGGCCGATCGAAGCGAACGCGTCCGCGGCCGTCTTCGAGCCCTCGGCGGCCCGCACAAACGCGACGTCGGCCTTCGTGACCGCGGCCCCGATCGTGTCCATCGACACCCCAGCCAGGTCGCCGGCGAGCGACAGGCCCGCCAATTCGCCGTAGGTCATGCCCAGCCTGGCCGCGAGTTTGCTCGTGTCGTCGATCACCTGGGCCTGGGACTGCCCGAACGAGATCAGCGAGCGGACGGCCTGGCTGGCCGCCGAGGCGATCTGGCCGAAAAGCTGGGCCCCGGAGATGGCCGTGAGCGTGGAGAGCTGGCCCCGCAGGCCGGCCACCGACTGCTGCATCTGCTGCATCGACTGGGCGGCCTGGTTCACGCCGGTCCGCAGACCGGACGTCGAGGCGGTGAACACTGCGGAGACTTTGCCGATCGTGGCCATGTCACTTCTTCCGGTGCTTCATTCCGAGCTTGGAAAGTTCCGCGATCATCTCGGCTTCCGTCTGCATTGGGCGTGCCGGGTCGTACGTTGGCAGGAACAGCTCCTCGGCGTCTTCCTTGACCTTCGCCCCGTTGCTGGCAGCCACAGTCACCGCGAGTCGGGCCGTCCGCCGCCACTCGTCCCCGAATGGCTCCAGGCGGTAGAAGGCCAGCCAGCGTTTCACCTGCTCGAGCGTGATCTCCTTCTTCCAGCTTTCGACGTCCCAGATCCCGAATTCACGCGCCAGCCGGTAGAGGAACTTGTCCAGCGGCCGGCGCTCTCTCAGTTTTTTTCGAGTTCCCTGATCTCCTCGGTCGTGATCCGCATCAGGGCCAGGCCCTGCTCCCAGATCCGGTGGAGCGCTGCGGCCGACTTCTCGCCGAGCTTCGCAATCTCAGCCTCCGAGAACAGGAGCTTTCCCTTCTCGTCACACAGGAGCATGCTCGCGAGCTTGGCCCGCCAGACGTCCTTCGGCTTCGTTTTGTGCTGCTCGCAGTAGAGCTCCCACTGGTCCCGCGCGTGGGCCGTCGGCCGACGCAGGAAGACGATCCCGTCTTCGGCTGGCGTGCCCTTGTCCCATTCTGGGACGTGGAACCGGATGGGCTCGCCCAGGTCGTCGATGTCGAGGATGGCGGCTTTCGAGAGTGGCATCAGAGGTCTCCGGTGAGGATGAACGTCGCCGAGCCCTTGATAAGCTCGCCGACCGACCCCGTTACCTCGAACTCCTCGAGGAACGCCTCGGCCGAGAGTGAGCCGCCGTCGAAGCCGATCGACAGCGTGCCCTTCTTTCCGATGTCGCCCTTGATGTGAGGTGGGGCCCCGAGCAACGTATAGGTCGCCCGGCCTGGTTCCACACTCAGGCACTCGACCTGGCGCACGAGCCGTTTTTGTTCGCCATCGCCGTAGTAGATCGAGTCCCCAGACGAGACGTCCTGAACGACGGCCCTGCCCGGGACGACCGTCCAGCCGAGGAGCTGACCGATATTCTCGCCGTCAAAGGAGACGGTCGAACCCTGCGAGGAGGCTGGCATCGGATCCCTTTCGGCCCAGGATCACGATCCCTCGGGTGGCTTCGCCTTAAACGTGGCACCACCCTTGACGAGCTCGCCGACCGCGTACTCGATGTCGACGTCGGTGCAGGCGTAGTCCGTGCCCTCGTACTCGACCACGTCGCCCACGTTAGGTGGAGAGTCGCTAAGGAACGAGACAACGACAGTCGCCTCGACGCCGTCGACGGCCGCGGTGCCGGCGTCAGGCAGGCCAGGTACGAAGACCTTGTAGGCACCGTCCTCGAGATCCAGCGTCGACGCGTCGAGACGCACGGGATCCGCGGTCTTTTTGGAGACCTTGACGTTTGTCAGGCCTTCGATTGCGCCGAAGGCCATTCCCTGAGAACTAGTCATGGGCATGGATCAGGAGCCCTCCGGCGGAACGTACTTGTAGGTAGCGGTGCCTTTGACGAACTCGCCGACCGCGTACTCGGTCTCGACCTCCGTACAGACCCAGCCTGTGGACCCTGCCGGATCTGGCTCAGGGGCCACGCCGAAGAACTGGGCGACCACCGTCTCGGTCACGCCGTCGTCGTGCAGCGGATCGACGTCCACAAGCGGCGCGTTCTGGTACTTCCGCTCGCTGTCATCTAGGACCGTGACGTCCATTCGGTTTCCGGTCGACGTCACGTCCACGCCGGTCGTGTTGACCTTGACGTTCGTGCAGTTCGCCGGGAGCGTGGGCCCCGGGCTCGGCATGCTCGAAAGAACGGCCATTCGTTACTCGCTCCAGGCGATCTGGTAGGTCTGTTCGACGATGTACGTCGGCACCTCGCGGCCCTCAAGGTAGACGGCCGCGGAGTCCCTGTCGTCCATGAGGAGACAGTGCTCGATTGTCAGGTAGTCCATCGGCCCCGTGAACCGGTGCAGGGCATCGGAGACGGCCTGGGCGATCTCGCGGGCCTCGAGGTAGCCGTCCGCGTAGATCTCGACCGTGTAGGTCGCCTGCCGCGGGAACGCGTCCAGTTCGGGCGTCTCGGAGAGCTCGTCCTGGAGCACGAGCTGGGGCTGGGTGGAGGCCCGCTGGAACACGACGTAGGGCGGCTCGCCGCCGCCGGTGTAGCTGACCGGGTAGGCCTCGACGCCGGAGCCGGCGGCCGCCTCGATCGCCTCGTAGAGCCAGGACTCGGGGAGCATGGTTCAGCCTCCGGGGTTGCGGCCGCTTGCGACTTCGCGGACGGCCCGCTCGAGGGCGATCTTCAGTTCC